TTCTGGCACTGCTGAAGCGGTAGACTTTGCGGGTAGAAAGTCAACTCAGGCTTATCAACTAGCCAAACGCGCTAAAGAAATGAAGCGTGATATGGAGTATATGTTACTTCAGGGTACGGTTAAGGTTATTGGTTCTTCTGGTACTGCTAGGGAAACCGCTGCCTTTTCAACTTGGGTTGGAACCAATAGTGCGTCAACGTCAAATGTTGTTGCTGCTTCTACTGGTCTTGGTATTACTAATAGTGGTGCTTCAACTTATCCAGATGGGACGACAAACTCTGCAACTGGTGGTGCTAATACGACAACCACTATCGCTTTGATCAACAATGTTGCTGAGCGCGTATGGAATTTGGGTGGAACACCCGATACTATTTTGTGCAATGGTACGGTAAAGGGTACTATCAGTTCATCTACTGTTGGTGGCGCTGTGGTTGCTGCCCCTAGAAAGGATATAGGTTCTAAGGATAATATCACCGCCGTAAATGCTGTTGATGTTCTTGTTACGGACTTTGGTACGTTTAAGGTGGTTCCTGATCGGCACATACCTGCTACCAATGTTGATTTTGTGGACTTTGACCTGTGGTCTGTTGACTATCTACGTCCTTTCCGTACAGAAACTCTTGCCAAGTCTGGCGACAGTGTAAAACAGCTTTTGATTGCTGAGTACGGTTTGCGAGCTAAGAATGGCAACGGAAGTGGTCAGTTGAAGAGCGCAATCTAAATAGTCTTGGTTTAGCCCCCTTCGGGGGGCTTCGCCTCAAAGGAGAAACGAGATGGCAAATATAGGACAACCACCCAGCAAGGGTAGTGCAACAGCTATTGGTCCTGACATGAATCCTCCCCCTTATGCAGAGGGAGAGCCTGCGCTTAGAAAGTATGGGCCGGGAACAGATGGCGCTTTAGGGCATACAGATCATAATGGGTCTATAGATAATGTTATAAGTACACAGGTTTCAAAGGTAGGAAAGGTTTATGGCTGGTAAAACGAGTAAGTCTGTAAAACAGAAGCCTGTTAAACAGAAAAAAACCCAGAATCCTACGACTTTTGAGGAAAAACTTTCTGACACGAAAGACCGGATGAATAGGATTGTAGAAGGTGATGATCCGGGGTATCATTTAAGATGACTGAAAAAGTACAACCTAATATGTTACATACTACTTTCCATTCAAGTGCGGATGAGAAAGAGTTTACTGTAAACACATATCAGGATTGTGAGCCTATACTTGAGGAGAATAAGAAATCCTATAACAACTATGGTGATTTACTTACTCCGGGCAAGGCGGGTGAAGGGGTAAGGGTTGCATCCATCCCATTAAATATATGGACTCAATGGATGAAGGAAACGAATGGAGAGATAGAGAAAGACCATAAACTTATGAAAAAGTATCTTAACGACCCAGACAATAAATATTTTAGAACAACACCAACGAGGGTTTAATTATGTGGTTATACGCATTCGGGGTTGCAGGACGCGCCCAAACCGACACGGCAAACGGATACAGAGTCTTAAACCAAAAAATATTCTATTCAGCCCGTAACGTCTAATGGCTATTGGAACGTACGACGAGCTGCAAACTGCTATAGCTAATTGGCTTGATCGAGATGATTTAGGTCTACCGCCGGGAGGTACGCCGGGCGACCCTACTAGGATAAAGGAGTTTATCTCTTTAGCCGAAGCAAGGTTTAATAGAATCTTGCGTCTACGTTCTATGGAGGCAAAACAAACCGCATCTACGGTTGCTGGGCAGAGAAACTATGCCTTACCAGCAGATTATATACAGATGCGTAACTTTCAAATCAATACTAGTCCTCTAACAGTATTATCCTATGTTACTCCAGAAATATACGATAGGCTTTGGGGTGGTAGCCAAGGTGGAATCCCTAAGTTCTATACTATTTTAGGTGATGAAATATCTTTAGGGCCAATACCTGGGAGCGTTATGACCTTGGAGATGCTGTTTTATAAGAGGTTCACAAACCTAAGCACCTCCAATGTTAGAAACTGGTTGCTTACTTATGCCCCTGATGTTTATCTCTATGCGTCTATGTTAGAAGCTGAACCATTTATAATGAATGACACTAGAATTCCCATATGGGCGCAGGCTCTTCAGCAGGCTATCGGGGATTTACAGGAACAGGATAATAAGGATAGACATTCCGGCTCTGCTCTAAGGGTTATGAATACTAGTGGGTATGTGTAGTGGCGGATGCTCCTATTCCTTGGGTAGATGCTGTTTCTCCTTGTACGTGGGCTGCGGTAGCTATAGATTGGGATACTCCAGCAGTAGCTAATTCAATTGAGGCTGGTGCACAGGGAGGGTACACCTCCTCTGGCGTGATAACTGGAATCGGTTTCTCTATTACCATAGGCGCAAATGCAGGGTATACAGAATCTAACTCATTGGCTACTTTTGGAACTGGGACAATGGGGGCTGATGCTGGGTTTACTCATGCTCATAACGCGACATTTCTGGAGAGTGTGCTGGCAGCAGCAGAGGGGGGAATAACCGAGGCTACGGTTTACACGGCTGACACGGCAGTAACGCTAGGAACTGATTTAACTTATGTTAATAACATTATGTATCCAGAGAGTGTGTCGGTAGACGCAACTAGTGATGTTTCAAATGTAACCAGCGTATTTCTCTGGAATGATGTTAGTGATGAATCCACAACTTGGACAGATGTGGAGTATCCAAATTGAAATTTGTACAATCCATAAAGGCCACAGGAGGCTTAAAAATGAATGAAAGTAAAGATGTGGGTCTTGGCCTAAAAAACTATTGGGAAGTGGTTTGCTACGATTCCAATGGAACCGAGAAGTGGAGAGAGTATAATAAGAACTTAGTTACTACTGCTGGTGCTAACCACATACTGGACGGTACGTTTAAGTCCGGTACTGCGATTACAACATGGTATGTCGGGTTGAAGAATACTGGAACAGCGGTTGTTGCCGATACAATGGCCTCACACAGCACTTGGACTGAGATCGTTCACACGACCTATTACACTGGGCCTCGTAGAACGCTTACCCTTGGCAGCATAACGGGCACAACTACCAGCACTGTTGATAACAGTTCTAGTAAAGCCACGTTCTCCATCCTTGGTACAGCTACTGTAGCGGGAGCGTTTGTTATAAGTAACAACGCATCATCCTCTGCAACCGCAGGAACTCTGTATGGAGTGGTTGATTTCGGTTCATCTCGTTCGGTTATAAATGGTGACACGTTAGAAGTTACAGTTACACTAACTGCCGCATCTGCATAGTAGGAGGGTATTATGGCGTTAGAATCAGCCACATACATTAGCCAGTTAGTAAAAACAAATCCTGTAGATAGTGACGCAGTAGGACAGGGCGACGATCATCTTAGGATGATAAAGGACGTTCTGAAGACAAACTTCAGTGGTCTGAACGGTTCTGGTACAACTGCGGTTACAACATCAGCAGCAGAGTTAAATCTGTTAGCTGGTGTATCTACGCTTGCCCCGGAGGGAACCGCTGTGTTATCTACTGGGGAAACTGGGGCAACCAAGTTTCTGCGGGAAGATGGTGATAACAGTTCTTCTTGGCAGGTTCCTACAGATACCAACACTACCTATACGGCTGGCGATGGTCTTGATTTGTCTGGAACCACCTTTAGCACTGACCTTAAATCTAATGGTGGGTTGGAAATCTCTACTACGGAACTATCAGTTGCTCAAGGAATCTCTCAATACGATGTAGCACAATTTGCTGCCAGTGTTGTTGATGATGATTTCCTGAGGGTAGACGGTACAGCCGTAGAAGGAAGAAGCGCATCTGAAGTGCTATCGGATATAGCTGCTGCCCCGGCTGCTGGTAGTTCATCTATTGTGACGGTTGGAACGGTTACGGCTGGCGTATGGAACGGTACAGATGTTGCCGTAGCAGACGGTGGTACTGGCTCTGGGACAGCCTCTGGCGCACGAACTAACTTGGGCGTAGCCATAGGCTCTGACGTACAAGCCTACGATGCAGACACAGCCAAGCTAGATACTGACCAAGCGTGGACAGGCTCGCAGAGAGCCACAGCAGTTACAGATAATGATGGTTCCTATGATATGGATTTAGGGCAGAACTTCATTACGACCCCAGCGGGGTCTGTAACCGTTACGTTTACCAACATAACTAATGGTCAAAGCGGATTCATTAAACTGATAAACTCAGGTGGTGAAACCATGTCCCTCCACGCCAACACCAAAGGCGATGCAAACCTTGCAACCACAGTCACAACAGCAGGAACCTACTTGCTGAGTTATTTCAGCGATGGTACTGATGTATGGCTGACTAACTCTGCGATATATGCCTAATGGCTATTTTCCCCGGTTCAGCTATTCCTAGCGCAGCAACGGGTTATGATATTGATAACTCTGTGCGATATAACAGTGGTGATTCTCCACGACTAACCAGAAGTGTATCTAGTGGTAGCAAAAGAATCTTCACTATGAGCACTTGGATAAAGCACGCAGAGGTAGCCAGTGAACAGATCTGGGGAGCATGGCAAGGAACATTAAGCGATGCAAACTGGCAGGGTTTAGCTTGGGGTAGCACTGGCAAACTTGCTTTTCAAACTTGGAATGCTGGGACAACTATAGCAACAACTGCTCTCTATCGTGACCCATCCGCTTGGTATCATGTAATTTTGGCGGTAGATACTAATCAATCTGTTGCTGCCGATAGATTTAAGATTTATGTAAATGGAGATCAAGTAACATCCTTTTCTACTGAGACTTATCCTACACGATACTTTGATTACGATGCAGTTGCTGATGGTGAGATAACCATTGGAACAAACTGGCAAGGGTCTGCTTACTACGGATTTATGGATGGTTATTTTGCGGAGTTTTATTTCATAGATGGCACTCAGTACACAGCCTCAGACTTTGGCGAAACAAACGAAGACACGAACCAGTGGATACCTAAAAACGCATCTGGTCTAACCTTTGGAACCAATGGGTTCTACCTCAAGTTCCAAGATTCCGCTGCGCTAGGAGATGATTCATCAGGTAATACGAATGATTTCACCGTAACCAATCTGGTAGCAACAGACCAGATGCTTGATACGCCGACTAATAACTTTGCGACGATGAATCCTGTATATATCGACAGGGAAGAAAACCTAAATATTACATTTTCCGAAGGGAACTTAAAATGGTCATCTGGTGGTGACTCTTATGGTATAGGAACGATAGGTGTGTCTACTGGTAAGTGGTATTGGGAATTTTATATAAATTCCATATCAGCGGATAATAACTATTTTGGTGCAATACGTGCTGGTGAAGTAGCGCAGAATCCAAGTTTTTACTATACAACAAGCACAAACTCAGTTAGGTCAACTGGACAAACAGATCAAACAGGTGTTACGGGTGCGTCTAATGGAGACATTGTTGGCGTTGCTTTGAATCTGGATGCAAGCCCACAGACAGGAGCAATCTACTTAAACAATGTCCAGTTAGGTAGTTCTATGGACTTGACTAGCGGTACAACTTGGACGCCATGGTTGGGGAATGCTAATCCAAGTACAACGAAAACCCACACACTAAACTGTGGACAAGACAGTTCATTTGCTGGTGCGGTAACAGCACAAGGCAATCAGGACGCTAACGGTAAAGGCGATTTCTATTACAGTCCACCGACAGATCATCTTGCCGTATGCACATCAAATCTTCCCGACCCAGAGATTGCGTTGCCGGGTGAGCATTTTAATACGATCGTCTACGATGATGGTGCTGGCGCTAAGACAGGAGTTGGATTTCAGCCTGATCTTGTATGGTTTAAGTCCAGAGGTAGTGCTTACGATCATAAGTTTGTAGATGCTGTTCGTGGTGTATATTGGTCGGTCATGTCTCCCGATCAAGCTGTTCAAGCCGAAGATACCACTGGCCTTACCGCATTTGGTGCAGATGGATTTACTGTTGGTGCGGATACGGATTACAGCGATACAACCGGCAATGGAATGGTTGCATGGAGTTGGAAGGGCAATGGTGTTTCTGGCGGCACTCTTAACGAGAACGGCAATCTGGACTCTCAAGTAAACGTAAACACCACGGCTGGATTTTCGATAGCAACATGGACGAATAATAATACTACTGGGGCAACAGTTGGTCATGGGTTGAGTCAAGCACCAGATCTGATACTTAATAAGACAACAACCGGCACTTATAGTTGGATTAGCTACCATAGTGGTATAGATCCGACAGCACCAGAAGATTATTTCATAACCATAAACACCACTGGTGCAAGAACTGATAGTGCGGCTGACGGCTGGAATGATACAGCCCCAACAGCAACTATATTTACTCTAGGCCAAGAAGGTACTAACTCAGTGGGTGGTTTGGATGTTGTATCCTACTGCTGGCATAGCGTCGAAGGCTACTCAAAGATAGGCAGCTATGTAGGAAATGGGGCTACAGAGGGGCCATTTATTTTTACTAATTTTACGCCAGCTTACTTACTCGTAAAAAATGCAATCGCCTCTACTAACTGGAGAATATACGATAATAAACGTCCAGCTTATAACCCAGAAAATTATGTCCTCTATGCAAACTCAACTGCAGCACCCGGCACAACTGGACACCCATTTGATTTTTTAAGTAATGGGGCTAAAGTAAGGGGTAGTTGGCAAGATATAAATACAAGTGGGCAAACCTATATATATGCAATGTTTGCAGCATCACCATTCAAAACATCTAACGCAAGGTAACAATTTATGTGGTACTCAGAAATATACGGTGTGATAAAAACACCCAGAGAAATAACCCATAACGGTGTAAGGCATCCTCGTCAGATATTCCGTAAATGGAGTAAGCCAGAACTAGCAGAATTAGGCATAAGACCAGCTTCTGTGGTGGCTCCAGATAGTAGGTACTACAACACAGGTGCAGAAAGTTACACCTTGGTAAACGATGAGTGGGTGATTAGTTACGCAGAAACAGAGAGGAGCGTAGAGCCTCTAAAAATAAACCTACTGCGGAGCATAAAGGCAAATGTCGGCATACTTCTTTCTTCTAGTGATTGGAGAGTGGTTAGGGAAATGGACGGTGGTACTCCCATGACAGATGAGTGGAAAGCCTACAGAAGCGAAGTGAGGACACACGGCAATAGTCTTGAGTCTGGCGTTGAAGCCTTTGCCAGTGTAGCAGCAGTAAAGAACTTCCAGAACCATGCAGTTGTAGAGGTGCGGTACGAATCAACCTACGATGCAGAGGGGAATGAAACTATCGGCCCCGAAACAAAAAACCACAACCGGATAGTAGATAAAACATACTGGGGATGGCCTGTTGCACCAGATGCAACTCCTGATCCCTATCATGTGGAGTACAAATAGACATGGCAAGAGTAACAATTATACCTTCTGACAACCTTGTAATGGTTGACCAAAAGCCCCTTTGGTTTAGTTATACAGTAGACCCTGTATTCCACGCACTTCAATGGTATTCAGATCATGGAGAGATAGAGTGGGGAGACAGGAACGAGGACATATCAGACTTTACCCCTTATCAATATCTTGTTGATGAGTATAATGCGGAAGAGGTCAGGCTGGCGGATGAGTTGGCCCAAGCGATTGCAGATAGGGAAGCAGCTAAGACCTACGTTGATCGACGTAGAGATGCTTACAATGCAGCCGGAGTGAGTTTAGAGGATTTGACTGTGGCAGCTTGGGAGAAATTAGTGGAGGGTCGGCCTGATTCTGCTAACGACTTACAAGCAATAAGGGAGAGAGTAAAAGCCTCCCACCCAAAGGAATAATACTATGGCATTAGAAACAGCGACATACATTGACGGATTAGTTGATACGAATCCCACAGGCTCTGATGCTATATCACAAGGCGACGACCACATAAGGTTAATCAAAAAAGTTATACTGGATACTTTCCCGAACATAACAGGGGCGGTAACAGCAACACAGACCACCTTGAACACAATCGGAACAGGTATTCCTACCGGGGGAATCATAATATGGTCTGGGACAATCGCAGCTATTGCTGGGTTAGCACCTGATTGGTATTTGTGTGACGGCAACAATAGCACCCCCGACTTAACAGATAGATTTATAATCCACGCAGATGCTGATTCTGGTGGCACTAGGGATAGAAATGATACGGGTGGCGCAAATACTATAACCCCGGCTGGAACGAATAGTAATGTAGGAACTCACAGTATTACAACGTCTGAGTTGGCAGTTCATAGTCATACATCTAGCCTTGTGACGGGTGTTACGGTGGTCGGGGGAGCGAGTACTGGGTTAGCCTCAACCAGTGATAATGTCGGCTTACATTCATTTTCTGGCGGTGGGGCTGGCGGTGGAGCTACGCACACCCACGTTGGGAGTACATTTACTGGTGCATCCCAAGATAACATGCCTAAGTTCTACGCGCTTGCGTACATAATGAAATCGTAATGCCCCTCGTTCCTATAGATAATCTAGGTCAGATAGGGATAATAAAGGATACTCCTCCTTACGCTCTCCCACCCAACGCATGGTCGGGTGGTAACAATGTCAGATTCTTAGATGGGGGCGTAAAGAAGTGTTCTGGTTACGCAGAGGTATTTGCCACCTGTCCATTTGCCCCCTACTACGTTGTTCCCTATAAAGCCGGGACTAATTATTACTGGCTGGCGTTCGGGTTGGAGGCTATAGCTGTTTACACTGGCGGGACTTGGGTTGATTTAACCCGGCAGACAACTAATGATTTGAACGGGTCAATAAACGACTCTGTAACCACTATAACACTAACGGATGCCAGTTCTTTCCCCGCAAGTGGGTCAGTTATCTTGGGGTCCAAGGCTATTGCAGACGGTGTTCTTGACGGTTATGAGCAAATATCATACAGCGGCAAATCTAGCAACGATCTAACTGGCTGTACGAGGGGGGTGGACGGCGACTCAGGAGCGACAGACCCAGCCCCGCATAGTGACGGAGCGATTGTCACACCAATAGGAACTACCGCAACTACGGACAACCCTTACCAAGCTACCGCAAATGAGAACTGGTCTGTAACCAAACTCGGCGGGTTACTTGTCGCCACCAACGGTTACGATCCAGCGCAGATGTGGCCTCTTAACAGTGCTGGTGTTCCACAAACCACTGTTCCTTTTAGGGAGTTACAGAACTGGCAGTCCGAGAGTGCCGCTACCTCCACATACTATTGCAAGTCTATTTCAGCTTTTCGCACCTTTCTTGTGGGTCTGAACTGGAGTAAAGCATCTGTGGAGTACCCTAGACTTGTAAAGTGGTCTACTGAGGCAGCATCTTTTCACGCGCCTTATACATGGCTGGAAACAGATAATACGCTAGATGCTGGAGAGTATGAACTCACCGAAACTGCGGGTGATATTTTGGATGGGCGTCCGTTGGGTGACTCTTTTATTATATACAAGGAAGATTCCTCCTACATTATGAACTATGTGGGAACTCCATATATCTTTTCTTTTAAGACACTATCCCCAACAATTGGAATCCTTACTAAAAACTCTGTGAAAGAGTTTGAGGGAGGTCATTTCTTCATCGGTAATTCTGATTGCTATTTGAATAATGGGCAACAGATAACTCCACTGCTTCCCAAAAGACTACGCAGGGAGATGTTTGATAATATCAATGGTGATGAGTATTACAAATCCTTTGTGGCGGCTGATTATATTAAGAATGAAATGCTTGCTTGTTTTCCATCTGGCTCATCTACGTTTTGTGATAGGGCTTTAATCTGGAACTGGAAAGATAACACATTTTCTCTTAGGGATATACCAAACTTAGCCCACATAAATTCGGGTATTGCTGAGATAACTGTAGGTACAAAATGGGGCGCACAGGCTGTATTGAATGAGGCGGCTATGACGACTAGCTCGCCTGCAACAGGTGGCAACCTAACTGTTGTCACTACCACCGCAACCCCTACCTTTACTTCTACTGGTTCTCTTTTGTTGCAGGGAAAGGCTGGGACAAACGCAAATGAGGTCATAACGTACACTGGAGTAACAGGAACTCAGTTTACAAATATAACTAGGGCGACAACGCCGTATGCCCACGATAATAGCATTACGGTAAACCAATTGAATACTCTGTGGGATGCCCAGAGCGGTGCATGGGGGACAAAGAACTACGAGGGTGTTTTACAGAATCTTGTGTTTGCCGAACCGGGAATAAAGGCCACCATAAGTGGGGCCACCCAAGCCAACCCGGTTGTTATAACATCCACAACGCATGGGCTGGCTGATGGGGATAAGATTACCATAGAGAAGGTTGTGGGGATGGTTCAATTAAACGGGAATGTATATTACGCTAAACGAACAGGGTATACAGATACTACATTCGCTCTTTATTCTGATGTTACGTTAGCCTCATCAGTAGATGGTTCTGGTTACACAGCATATAGTTCAGGTGGGTTTGTTGAGAAGCCAAAGTTATACAGGGATGACGCTGGAAATCAGAATGATACAACTGATATGGTAGCCTCAATAGAGAGAACTGGCTATGATCTTGGTGACCCATCCATTGTAAAATATGTTAGAGCTGTCTGGCCCAAGATGGAAGTGTCTGGTACGGGTAATACTATAAACGTATACGTTGGTTCCCAGATGAGTACAGAGGAGGGAGTTAATTGGGGAGCGCCGATAGCTTTTAATCCTAATACACAATCAAAGGTATCATGCAGGGTTAGCGGAAAGTTTTTTGCTGTTAAGTTTGAATCTACTGGTGATTTGGATTGGAAACTTCATGGTGTGTCGTTTGAGGCTGAACCAAGGGGAAATCGTGGTAGCCGGAGTATGTAATGGCATATAGCCCCAAAGATTTCAAGTCAGTAAACAGGTGGTCACCTAACCCGGCCCCAGTGAACCCGGAAGAGCTGCCGGATTACCTTTTTAACGAGCTAAATAGGCTTAGCGACATACTATTTAATCTGGATACCTTTAGGCTTGAGCAGACTAATGTAGAGCCATCTAAGTCGAGGGGCGGGGATGTGAGGTACGCTGATGGAACTAATTGGAATCCGGGCGGTACTGGAGAAGGGATTTACGCATACTTTAATAATACTTGGAATAAGTTGTGATTAGCGCACACCTACTAGCCCCAGCAGACGTTGCTAGTGTATGGGGAAATGTCGCGCCTTTATTAGCTAGGGTTACACAGCATACAGAAGGCGAAATGGAGCCAGATGATTTCCTAGAGCCGCTGACACACGGGGAAATGCAGCTATGGTTGGCAGTGGATCAGGGGTCTGTTCATACTGCTATGGTAACCCAAGTTGTGCCTTACCCACAGAAGAAAGTGTTACGAGTGATCGCTATTGC